AACAACAACACATTATCTATTTAACGCACACAAACCATATGTACGAGATATATTAGAAAAAATAGATTGGAGTGAGTATGTCACTAACATGGGTGCGCCAAATGTGGGTGGTAAGTCCATTATCATAAAGGCATACACAGAGATGAAGAGAAGGTTTATGAATGACAACGATTGAGCAAACAATTTTAACAAATCTGATATATAATGAACAATACACAAGAAAGGTGCTGCCCTTCATCAAGGGTGACTATTTCTCTGACAGAACAGAACGAACTGTCTTTGAAGAGATACAGAAGTTCGTAGATAAGTATAANGACCTACCTAATCGAAATGCTCTAGAGGTCGAACTGGACAGTCGTAATGACTTGAATGAGGATGATTACAAACGNGTNTTATCAGTAGTTAAAACCCTTGAAGAAGACGATAATGCGAACTTTGATTGGTTAGTAGAGACAACAGAGGATTTTTGTAAGGATAAGGCGGTATACAATGCAATTGTGGATGGGATTAAAATTATTGATGGAAAGGATAAAGAACGAGGTGTCGATTCTCTGCCAAGTATTCTTACTGAAGCCTTGGCTGTTGGTTTTGATAACCGTGTTGGTCATGATTATCTATGCGATGCAGATTCCCGCTTTGAGTTTTACCATAAGGTAGAGGATAAGATACCATTTGATCTGGACTTCTTCAATCGTATCACCAAGGGTGGATTACCACAGAAGACACTGAACATTGCCCTTGCAGGCACTGGTGTTGGTAAGTCGCTGTTCATGTGTCATATGGCAGCAAACTGTCTAAGCCAGAACAGAAGCGTCCTATACATCACTCTGGAGATGGCTGAAGAGCGTATAGCTGAACGTATTGATGCAAACCTCATGAATATCTCTATAGACGATCTGCATGAGTTACCCAAGCAGATGTATGATGATAAGATGAAGGCCATTACACAGAAAACAACTGGACAGCTTATCATCAAGGAATATCCTACTGCATCAGCACATAGTAATCACTTTCGAGGACTGATCAAAGAACTTGCTATCAAGAGGTCATTCAAACCAGATATCATCTTCATTGACTATCTAAACATATGTGCATCATCAAGATTTAAGGCGAATGGAAATGTCAACAGTTACATGTATATCAAGGCAATTGCTGAAGAACTTAGGGGACTCGCAGTTGAAACAAACGTCCCGATTATGTCGGCTACACANACCACAAGGAGCGGGTTCTCCAATAGTGATGTGGGCTTGGAAGATACGTCAGAATCTTTTGGTCTGCCTGCTACGGCTGACCTCATGTTTGCGCTCATTAGTAATGAGGAGCTTGACGAACTAAACCAGATTGCGGTGAAGCAACTCAAGAACCGATACAATGACCCTACCACCAATAAAAGATTCGTTGTGGGTATTGACAGAGCGAAGATGAAGTTGTATGATGTAGAGGATGGACAACAAAACGGCCTTGCAGATTCTAATCAGAAAGCATTTGCAGAGCCAGTGTTTGACAACACAGATTTTGGTGATGATTGGAAGTTGTGATATGGAGAGTAGGTTAGATATATACGATAATGTTCTAGAGGACCATATTGCAGAATTGATTTTCATGCAAATGAAAGATGTGTATTGGAAGTATGACTACGATTCTAAAAAGGGTGGGGTCAATAAACACTGGCATGTCTTTTGTGGTGAGACAGAAGAACAAGCCATAGAGAATGGCTTTGATTGGTTGGTGCAGTTGTGGCAAACTATCTTTTATAAATATGATTTTAAGAACACCTACACTATTGAAAGATTCAAACGCATATACTTGAATGCACATACTCACGGTATAGAGCCACACGAACATACAGATGATGGTGACTTTACCATGATATACTATCCTCGCTTAGATTGGCAAAAAGATTGGGGTGGTGGAACGATTGTAAATGGTGAGTTAGTTCCTTATGTTGGGAATAGGCTTATTGTCTTTAATGCAAAGGCACCACACCAAGCGATGCCAGTATCCCGTCAGTGTTATGAGTTGAGAAGTGTTATAGTGTTTAAGTGTTATGTTCAATCGGATAAAAGTAAGTTGCCAAAGTATGAAAAACGAATACTTCATGAGGTTGTGTGAGATAAAAATGTATGAATTAAAAGTAAAAAACGGAACATATAGATCAGATACTTTATTTTCATTAATGTGGGTTGTATTTTATCACAGGCTACATCATTGGAAAAAAGGTGAGGGGTTTGTAGATTAATGTATGAACTAAAAGACTACTTAAATGCGGTAAACCACACCAAAGAACCTCTCATGGATACAGAGGATGAACAATGGGAGAAGAAATATCCGCCTTTCATTGTCAATAAGTGTCTTGCACCATTTCAAGACACAATCATGCTTGTGAATGAGATAAACCAGTTACACCATCTGGACAAGAAACTGCAATATGATTTTTTACTAAATAGTCTACGAACAAGGAAAAGATACACTCCTTGGGTGAAGGCGATGAAATTAGAGAATCTAGAGTATGTTAAAGAGTTCTATGGTTACAACAATGAAAAAGCAAAGGTTGCTCTTGATATACTAAATGATGAACAAATTTCTGCCATAAAACAAAAAATGAATAAAGGCGGAAGAGATGGAAGAAATTAATTGGACACAAGAACAACTACTAGAGGTCGGNCTCGGTGANCCAGATGACTTTTTGAAAGTGAGAGAGACACTTTCTCGTATCGGCGTTGCTTCAAGAAAAGAAAGAAAACTGTACCAATCCTGTCACATTCTTCATAAACAGGGTAAATACTATATTGTGCATTTCAAGGAGTTGTTTGCCCTTGATGGTAAGAAGACAAATATAACAATCAATGACATGGCAAGAAGAAACACGATTGCAATCCTCTTACGAGATTGGGGCTTGATTAGTATATTGAGTGATGTGGTACATGAACCAGCACCTTTAAGTCAAATAAAAGTTCTTGCATACAAAGAGAAGGGTGAGTGGACCTTGGAGACAAAATACAATATTGGTAAAAAGAGGGAATAGAGCCTTGGAAAACTTCAAGTCATTTATCACAGAGGAAGAGGACAAGGACGAGCCCTACAAATTATTGATTCTGTCTCATGATGACCCATTTGACCCAAATGAAACCGGTCCTATGGTTCGCAAGAAAGCATCAGAGTTAGGTATTGAAGTTTATCTTGCAGAGTTCACTGGTATGTATATGGAAGACAAGGGGAAGGACCAACTGGTATATTCTTTTCCTGTAGATGAGGAAGGTAAAGCAGAGTTGCCTGGCATGAAAGATGGTGTCAAGTATGATAAACCTTTTCGTATAAATCCAGAAAACACATTGGTCATGGCTAGAGGTATTGGTTCAACTGTTAAGACAGGTAATCTGTCTTGGCGTGTCGCTTGTCTTAATCTGGAAAGTCAGGGATATACTTTGATTAATCCGATTAAGTGTCACGATATTTGTAATGACAAATGGCACAATCAGATAGTCTTTCAGAGAGAGGGTATTCGGACGCCAAACACAGTCTTGGTTCGTCATTCAGAGGGTGCCGAGGAAGCAGCAGAGAGACTTGGTGGTAAGTTTCCAATGATACTCAAGACCGCTGTAGGCTCTAGAGGTGTTGGTGTTATTTGGGTTGAGAGTCTAAAGTCTCTTCATAGTATTATCCAACTACTCTACAGAGAGGATGAGTTTGTTGATGTCATTCTTCAAGAGTATATAAAAACAGACTATGATGTTCGTGTTATTATTGCAGGGGGAAAAATTTTAGGTGCAATCAAAAGACCAGTTGTTGGTGATGATTTTCGTAGTAATGTGTCACAGGGGTCAGAACCAGAGGTGCATGAACTTACAGAGAAAGAGGCAGAGCAATCTCTTCGGGCGGCAGAGTCAGTTAAAGGCCGAGTTGTTGGTGTTGATTTCATTCCCGCAAAGAATAGAGATAAAGAAAGTCCCTATTTTATAGAAGTTAACTCTACGCCAGGTCTTATGGGTATCGAGGCAGTTATTGGAAAATACCACGCTTCAACGGTGAAAGCATTAGGAGTGGGTAAGAAACGTAGCATCACGCAAGAAATCTTACAATTATACATGAATCGTGACAATTGGTCTTGACAAAAAACTACGAAGGTGATACAGTCTTATAATGAACTTCTATACAAATGTTATTCAGCGTGGCAACTCTCTTCTAGTCAGAGGTGTCGAGGATGGTCAGAGAGTATCCAAGCGGGTCAACTACCAACCTACACTATTCAACAAAGTCACAGAGGATACAGGATACAAGACGCTTGATGGTCAGCATGTTCTTCCTAAACACTTTCACTCCATAAAGGAAGCAAAGGCTTGGGTTGAACAGAGAGAAAATCAAGACATTGTATTTGGTAACACTCAATACCCATATTGTTATATCAGTGATGAGTATCCGAATGATGTGCCGTGGGACAAGGACCAAATCCTCATTGTGACCATTGATATTGAGGTGGAGTGCGAGAACGGCTTTCCTAATCCACAGGATGCCGCTGAACCACTACTATCAATCACAATGAAGAACCACCAGAACAAAAAGATTGTTGTCTGGGGTCTTCATGAGTTTCAGAACAATCGTGACGATGTGGACTATCGCCTGTGCAGAGATGAGGGTGACTTGCTCATTAAGTTTCTTGATGAGTGGCGTATGATATACCCAGACATTATCACCGGCTGGAACACAGAGTTTTTTGATATCCCCTACATCTGCAACCGCATCAACAACCTATTTGGTGAAGAGTTCATGCACAAGCTATCACCTTGGAATAATGTGTTTGCCAGAGAAGTCTATCAGATGGGACGCAAGCATCAGGTCTACACTATACAGGGTGTATCGGCACTAGACTTCTATGACCTATACCGCAAGTTTACATACACGAACCAAGAGCGATACACGCTGGACCACATTGCATTTGTGGAACTGGGTGAGCGGAAGGATGGTAATCCCTTTGAGACATTCAAAGAATGGTATCAGAAAGACTATCAATCATTCATTGAATACAATATTACCGATGTGGAGTTGGTTGACAAGCTAGAGGACAAGATGCGACTCATTGAGTTGTGTCTAACTATGGCCTATGACGGCAAGGTAAACTATATGGATGTTCTGGGACAAGTGCGTTACTGGGACAATGTGATATACAACCACCTTCGCAAGAAGAAGAAGGTGATACCCCAAAAGAAAGAACATAAGAAGAGTGAAAAGTTTGAAGGTGCATATGTGAAAGACCCTCAAGTGGGTATGCACAAGTGGGTCATGTCATTTGACTTGAACTCGCTATATCCACACCTTATCATGCAGTATAATATCTCACCAGAAACTCTAGTGCCCGGCTGTAAGATGAAAGAGGGTATGGTAGATAAAATCCTTGATGGTAAAGTTAAAAGTCATAAAGACTATTGCATGACCCCCAATGGTGCATTTTTCCGTAAGGATGTTAAAGGGTTTCTGCCGGAGATAATGGAGAAAGTATACAATGATCGTGTCAAGTATAAAAAACTTATGCTCGAAGCTAAACAAGATTATGAAAATACTGGTAACCCCGCTCTACTCAAGAAGATATCTCGATACGAGAACATCCAAATGGCAAAGAAGATTTCTCTTAATTCCGCTTACGGTGCAATTGGTAATAATTGGTTTCGCTATTTCGATCTTATGGTTGCTACAGCAATTACAAGCAGCGGTCAGTTATCTATACGATGGATTGAAAAGGCTATCAATATACATCTTAACAAAATTCTTAAAACTGACAAGGTTGACTATGTTATTGCAAGTGATACAGACTCGATATATGTTGCGCTTGACTTTCTGGTTAGGAAAGTGTTTAAATCGGGAGGAACAGATGAGGAAATCGTCAATTTCTTGGACCGTCTTGCAGAAGAGAAGTTGGAACCTTTTATTGGCAAAAGTTATCAAGCTCTTGCTGAGAGTATGAATGCATATGACCAGAAGATGTTCATGGCTAGAGAAGCAATCGCAGATACGGGTATCTGGACTGCCAAGAAACGGTATATCCTCAATGTGCATGATATGGAAGGTGTGCGGTTCAAAGAACCACAACTAAAGATTATGGGTATCGAGGCGGTCAAGTCAAGCACCCCTGCACCATGTCGAGAGAAGATTAAACAAGCCCTCAAAATTATTATGAGTGGTGATGAGAAGACGCTGAATGAGTTCATACAGGATTTTCGAGAGGAGTTCATGAAGCTACCACCAGAGGACATTGCATATCCTAGAAGCTGTAATGGTATTGAGAAGTATAGCGCAACATCTGAAAGTACTATGGATTTGATAAGCGGTGAGACTGTGGAGTATGGTTTTTTCAAAAAAGGTGCCCCTATACATACCAAGGGAGCCATACTCATGAACCATTTGGTGGAGAAGAACAATCTGTCTGGTAAGTATCCTTATATTGCCGAAGGAGACAAGGTAAAGTTCATTGCACTCAAGGAGCCAAACAAGTATCAATCTAGCGCATTGTCGTTCATGACCTCTTTCCCCACAGAGTTTGGCATGGAAGAACTGATTGATAGACCTCAACAATGGACAAAGAGTTTCATTGAGCCACTACGTTTCATAACAGATAAGATGCACTGGAGCATTGATGGTAGTGATGGTCGGCAAGGAACACTAGAAGATTTTTTTGGATGAGGAGATAACATGTCAGATGATTATGATAATTTCGTTGGTAAGAAAGCGGAAGTTGAGAAGAGAGGAAATCTAAGCGAGTTTCTTGGTGTGAAGGATGAGGAGCCTTGGGAGAAGCACTGGGTAGGTATGCCAGAGTTTGAGCAAGAGGATGACCCAAATCACAAGGAACTGCTAGTGAAGTTCAAGACAGCGGAAGATTATGAAAAGTTTCAGAAGCTGATAGAGCAGAAGCTTACAGTGAAGACTAAAAGCATATTCTACCCTAAAGATGATAGGGTGCCGAACCGTTTATTGAGGTGGGTTGTAGATGATTAATCCGAAGTATCCCGTATATATCGTATCCAAAGGAAGAGCAAAGACTGGCGGCACTCGCAAGTCTCTTGACCGTATGGGTGTTCCCTATAAGATTGCTGTTGAACCGCAAGACCATGATGACTATGCTGCTGAAGTAGGTGAGAGCAAGTTGCTAGTGCTACCGTTCAGCAATCATGGTGACGGGCCTGGAAGAGCAAGAAACTGGTGCTGGGAACACTCCATCTCACAGGGTGATAAGCGGCACTGGGTTCTGGATGACAATATCGATGACTTCTACAGACTACACAAGAACTATCGTATTCGAGTGGAAAGCGGTGTTGTCTTCAGAGCACCAGAGGACTTTGTAGATAGGTATGAGAACATAAAGATAGCAGGATTGCGGTATAGGTTCTTCTTACCACCAAATGAGAAGCGCCCACCTATCGTGTGGAATACAAGAATATACTCCTGTCTCCTGATTGACAATGAGTGTAAGCATCGTTGGAGAGGAAGATATAATGAAGACACTGACCTCTGTTTACGAGTTCTCAAAGATGGAGATTGCACCATAGTGTTCAATGCGTTTCTACAGGGTAAAAGTGCTACACAAACGGTGAAGGGTGGCAATACAGAGGAGTTCTATCACAAGGAGAATAAGGAGCATGTCAATCAGGACAAGTATAATCCGCTTGGNACAATGAACAAATCCCAGATGTTGGTTGATATGCATCCAGACGTTGCNAANNTNTCNTGGCAATATGGTAGAGTTCATCACCATGTAGATTATTCTGGCTTCACACAAGAGCCCATACTGAGAGACGGTGTGGACTTGAGTAAGATGCCTAAAGTAGACAACTATGGTATGAGATTTATACAAAATTGGAAAGAAGGTACTTGACAATCCTACTGAATAATGCGATACTATGTATATTGAAAATGAAGGAGAGTGAAGAATGGTTATCAAGCCAGAAGAGCACAGT